AGCTTCTACTTCTGTTTCTGGTCTCGGAGCTTCTACTTCTGTTTCTGGTCTCGGAGCTTCTACTTCTGTTTCTGGTCTCGGAGCTTCTACTTCTGTTTCTGGTCTCGGAGCTTCTACTTCTGTTTCTACCGGCGGAATTACTCCTGTAGTATCAGCTCCGGCTAATGGGTCTACTACTTCTGGCGTTACTACAGGGGGTATTGTAGGTTCTGCAGGGGCTCTTTCAAGTGGAGAACTCACACCTCTAAATGTACCACCTGCTACTGCACCTCGAACTGATGACTCCATAATGCGATCCCAGTCTTCACTATCAAAGATTTGAGGATTATCTCCGACAAAGTTTTCAGCACTAATACTAATAGCTTCTTGCATACCTTCAGTCACGCCCTCAGTTGCTGCACCTTTAGCAAGTCCTTTAAACACAGACTCAACTAAACCTGGTCGAGCGCCTGATTTTTTAATGACTGCTTTAGAAATAGCAAGTTTTTGAAGGGGAGTAATATTTTTTAAGATAGCACTAGGAAGCACAGAATCTAGTGAAGCTGCTGCTGCACCAAATAATAATGATGTACCGGTTGCAAGTTCACCTGTTTCATCATAAATGTTTTGAAATACTTCAGGAGTATTAAGAGCGTATGAACCTAAGTAAACACCAATTCCTTGAGCTGTTGCTTGTCTTTTAGCAAAGGCAGCAGGGGTCATTTTTAAAGCTCCTACTTTAGCTAGTTGTCCAGCACCTGCACCGGGAACTACCATAGTAGCTAAGTTAGGTATTTGTTCACTTACTGTTTCTATACCAAACTTAATAGCATCGCCAATACTTTGTACATCTTTATAAGATTGAAGTTCAGCTCTATATTTTCTATTAACTAACTCTTGAGAAGCTTGAGCTTCTTTCATTTGTTTTGCTGCATATTCGTCAGCACCTATTGCAGACCCTACCATAGCGGGAATAACGTCACCAAATGCAGATTTAATTCTTTCGGTACCTCGGCTAAGTCCTTTACTTGCAGCAGTGCCTAATGAATAATCACGTTTGCCAGAATCGACAAATGGCGCAGGGTTACGTTGAGTATATAGTTGAAGACCTGCAGCTTGAATATCTTCTGCAGATGCGCCTTCCGGACCTTGTATTTGATAAGGTTGCCCGTTAGGAAGTATAGCTGTGTAAATAGCCATATGCTTTAGTTACTCCGCTGCAGTAAATTGTTGACCGTTTATATTAGCAATATAAGATTGAGGATCAAGACCCGCAAATTCAATTAAAAGTGCTTCTTTTAGTTTAGCCACATCTTCATCTACTAAACCTTCTTCGTTGTCTTCAATTTGTTTTAGTCGGGCATTATAAATTTGATTATCAGCTAATTTATTTACACGCTCATAATATTTCATTTCATAATCCATTAAAGCTATTCTCATATCTTGTTGAGCTTTTGCGCTCGCTGCTTGACTTGCGGCCATACGTTCCATTTCGTTTTGATCGTAAGCTGCTAATGCACCTACACCTGCGCCTAGACCTTCACCTATGTTAGCTAAAGCAAACGGAGATTGTCCCGCCATGGTTTTAGCACCACCTAAAGCAAGGGCAAGATACGCTTCTTTTTCTCGTTGTCTATCTCTTGCTGCTTGTGCTGCGTCTAATTCAGCCTGTACTTTTGCGTTGTATGCTGCTTCGTCTGCCTCTCTTTTTGCTTGATCTGCAAGAGTTTGTCTAGTTTTTTCTTCTTTTAGTCTCGCTGCTTCTTCTTTAGTACCAAAGGGATCAAAATAATCATAAGCTTTATATGCGCCATACGCCCCCAGTCCAGCCTCTACTGGATAATTTTTAAGCCCTCTACCTAATCCTCTTATTCCAGGACCTATTCTAGGGCCTACATATTTGGCACCCTCAATAACTTTTTGTGTAAGAGGACCTTTTTTAGGTGCTTCTTTAGCGGCTTTAGCTTTAGCTTTATCATCTTTTATCTTTTGAGCTTTCTGCTTCTTATTTAATTTTTTAGGGCTAGGTTTAATTTTGTTTTTTATATAATCTGCAGCTTTTTTAGCAGTATCTTTTATGTAGGGCATAGCTTTTCCGCCTACTTTTGCTATACCACCAAGACCACTAACGGACAAAGCGTCGTCTAAATCTTGTTCAGACATTGGAGGAAACTCGCCAGTTTCTTCGTATATTCTCATCTGTTCTCGGTGTCGCGCAGTACGTTCATCGAGTCCTGCTTCTAATCCACTTAATCTTTCACGACCAAAGTCTTTTATTTTATCAAAAAAGCCCACTTCTCCACCATTATCATATTCAACAATACCACCACCTGCATAGTTCTGTCCTATGTTGGGTGCAGGTAAATTAGCAATCCCAGTTTCTGTAATAGTGTCAGATACCATAACTTCTTCTGGTCTAGGCATGGGCATTCCACCCATAGGCATTCCACCCATAGGCATTCCACCCATAGGCATAGCTTGAGCTACTAACTCATCTACCACAGTTTCTTGAGGAGCTTCTGTCATTTGTCTTTGAGCAAATGCTTCTTTGCGCTGTAACTCTCCTGCGACAAGGTAAGGATTATATTGACCAGTAGGATTATTAAGATAGTTAGCTAATGATCGCGGAGACATTTCCTGCAAATCATTTTCTTGTTGAATTATATTTTTAATGCTCATTAGCTAAGCCCTCCAAGAGCACCATAAAGACCTGCAATACCTGCTACACCACCACCAATCTGCGATGCTAAACTAGGAGCTGCTGCGTATTGAACATTAGTAGAACCTAATGCACCTGCATTACCTCGAAGAATATCACTAAGATATTGTAGTTGTTGTTTTTCATAATCTTCGGCTTCTTTAAATTGTTGATAATCAAGACTTGCAATTTCTTGATTTAATCTTTGAGCTTCTTCAGCATCAGTTGTTTGTGCTAATAGTGTTTTTAATTCAGTTAATCGTTGATCGCCGGCTATAGCAGCTTGAGTTTTAGCTCCTGCTAATCCAGCTTCTAATCCAGCAAGTCCTAAACCTCTATCTAAGTCAGCTTCAAATTGTTCGCCGCTTTGAGCAAGTCTTCGTGCTTCCATAGCAGCTTGTAGGTTAGCTTGATCTGCTGATAAATCTCGAGCTTGGTCTCTTTCAAATTGGTCTGCTGCAAATCTAAAGGCATCTTGTTCGCCTTGGTAGCCAATTTTAGCTAATTGTGTTTGTAAGTCTCTATCTGCTTGTCCTTCCATTAAAGCCTGTCGACCCCCCTCAAAAGTTCCGCGACCTATCGCACCCATTGCTCGACCAGATTTAGCAATTGCTGCATCACGCCTAGCTTCTTCTTTGAGCATGTCTGTGACATTAGCTTGGTAAGGGTCCATATATTTAGTTGCAGCAGCTGCATCAAACTCAGCTCTATCTGCCATACTTAAATCTTCTATTGCAGCAGCGTCATAACCTAAAGCTCGACCTATTCCAGTAGCTGCGGTACCTAATCCTAAATCAGTTGCCGTGCCTGTGCCTGCGGCACCTGTAGTGTATCCTGCTGCCGTAGGAGTTAATCCTGCTACTTGAGATTGTAAAGTTTTTTGTTGGTCAGTAAAACCTGCTAAACGGTCACCTGTATAAGGAGTAAATTCTTGAACCCCAATAGCTTTTCCCGTAGCATCAGTTTTATAAACTTGCTTACCGGTTTGTTTTAAAAGTTCTTCGTAATACGGCTTAGCGTATTCCGGAAGATTAGAGGAATAAGTAGTTCCTGTAGTTGTTGAAGGTCCGCCTCCGCCACCACCGCTCATAATTTTTTCTCCATAACATATCTCATTGTAGTAAATCCTGCTTTATTTTTGTATAACCTTGCTTGTGCTTCTTGAGCCCAAGCGGCTGATTTTGTAGCTCCTTGCATTTTAGCCCATTTTTCTACTTGGCTAAAAGTTGTGTTATTTACTATTCCTTTACCACCTAAAGCGGTAATAAACATTACCCTTTCATTAGGATAATTTATAAATTCTACTGTCATTGCACCTACTATTTTATCATTATTCATTGCAACTAACAGAGTTTGTGCGTTTGATACTAATAGTCCTTTTAACTGCTCTAATGTACAGTCCCCTGTATTTGTTTCAATCGAAGCTTTTAAGTAATCTTCAACTTCATTCCATACTTGATAAACTTTGTCTGAAGCTACCGTATGTACTTGGTTCATCTAGGCATATACTTTCCAGGTTTAATCTCTTTTCCTTGAGACTTTTTACCTGTTCTAGCTTTTCTTATCCTATCCATCATTGCATATAATTGTTTTGATCCAGCTTCAGAAGAGCCATTACCTAAATGGCTGACTACATCTGCTGGTACTACAAATTCTCCATCTGCTAAAGCTGCTGGTTGTTCGCCGTTTATAGTTGCAGGAATGTCATCACTCATGCCATCACCTGGGCCTTTTAAATATCCACCTTTAGCTAACAGCCTTAAGCCTGTATCACGACTCAATGCTTCATCTATTCCTGTATCTCTGTTTAAATCTAATCTGCTTCTTGGATCGTACTTGTCTCTTGGGTCATTGAAATCAGGTTTAACCATAAAGTCACTTGCTTCTAATCCGCCTAGTCCTAAACTTGCTACTGGAGAACCTAATTTCATAAGTGCTTGTGGGGTAGTTCCTGCTACTGCTTTTTGCATTTGTGTACTAATCCTTGTGCCGTCCGGTCTTACCGAATATATGCCGGTTTCTCTAGCTGGAGTACCTGAAGCTGTTTTAGCTCCTGCAATAGCTCTGTCAAAAGTGCTTAACGGGCTATCTTGCATTATAGTGCCCCCTGGTTTAGACCCTGCTAACATCATAGGATCATTTACAGCTGAACCTTGAGCACCGAAACCTCCTCCTCCTATATTCATTCCTGTTCCTCCTGCCCCAATATTTGCAGTTGGTGTCCCAACTTGCATGCCACCTAATGAACCAGTATAAGCTGCGTCTGCAGCTATTTGTTGCCCCATATTTCCGCTCATAGGAACTGTAGCAGCTGGCATATTTGCCACAGCACTTTCTAATCCCATACCACTATAACCACCCATACCACCAGAAACTGCCCCCATAATTGGGTCATCTCCTGTAGCTGCGGCAACACCTGCACCTGTCAATGCACCTGCTGTTATAGCAGAACTAGCCGCTGTACCTGCTCCTAAAAATGGGGTTGCTGCTCCTCCAGTAAAGTATCCAGCTGCTATTGGTAAGGCTGCTTTAAACATTCCACCTAAGCTAAATGCTTCAGGGTATCCTGTCATTGGGTTACGTGTAAGTGAAGTGCCATTAGCTTGAGCAAGTTGCTGTAAACCTGCTACTTCTTGTGGTTGCATGTGTACTAGAGTTGAGTCCCCACCACGACCTAAAGAAGCTAAACCTTGAGCTTGATCAACAACACCACCTTGAGCAAAGCCACCCATCATTCTTTGAGCTGCTTGCATTGGAGGGCGAGTTACACTTCTAGCTCTACGAGGGTATAAATAAGGATAGTCTTCAGCTTCGTCCCGTGCATAATCATAATCTGCCATTCGTTCTTCCTCATTGCCTTGCATCATACTGCGCCTTGCAGCTTCCTGCATCATATAGTTTTTGTACATGTCAGGTTCTATTACATCAATTGTATTTAGTGTCATTTCGTCCACGTTGCCACCTTTATTAAATGGTAAAAGTTCTTTTATTCCAGAAGTAAATCTGTCGTAAAATCCTGGTCCTTTTTCTGTTACCGTTTCTCTTTCTGTAATAACTTCTTCTCTTGGCTTAGGTGCTCCAAAAGGAGGTATTAATGGTGCTTTTTCATTCTCAGCTGCTTGTAGCTGCGCTTCCATAGGGTTAACGCCTGGTGCTTTTCCTGGTGGTTGAGCTTTTACATTTAATGGTCCCGCTTTACTTTTACTATGTAAAGGTTTATTAAAATTATAAGTATATGGGTCTTTGCCTGTGTTATAAATTAATTGAGCCTTTCCTTCTACATCTATTAATTCGCCCCCCGTTATTGGAGACAGTCCTTCAACTTCATTAGCCATTAAATTATAGGTTGCTGCTTTACGATTAGCTAATCCTTTTAGTATCCCTGCACTGTTAGTTTTAGAATCATTAGCAGAAACAATATCTAATGTATTTTTAGCAAATCCTACATAATCTGAAACTCCATTAGTGCCTTTTAAACTAGCAATCTGTCCTGGATATAAACGACCTGAATTATAATAACTATCCAATATTGCACGTTTTACACCAGTTGGGGCATTATCATAAGCATCTCCTAAAGTAGTCCTTGCTTTTGCTTCAAAATGCTCCAAAACTCTTTTTACATATGCCCTATCCGATTCTTTCTTTGTTCTTGAAATTGGCGGATTATCTAAACCATAAGGTGCAGCAGTTTTGGTTGAGTCTTCTACTCTTTCTGAAGCTCCTTTAATTCCTTCATGCCCTGCTAGATAGTCTATATGTTCGTCTATATAACTCATCTTATTTATTCCCTAATAATATCATGTATATGCCTATATATAAACCGTTTTATACTGCTTCGGCCCCTGAAATTGTAATCGAAAGATTAGTTGCATCTGACACTACTTGTATGGTATCTCCGGGGTCTGTTATCTGTAGTCCCGACCAATGTAAATACTCTTGTTTAGCTATTGAATACTCATCAATAATAACATTACCAAACGTTGCAGCGCCCCCTGCTTGAACAATATGAATACTAATAAGTCCAGCAGCACCCGATGCGCCACTATGATTAGTCACCATAATGTCTTTTATATAAGCTCTTGTATTTGCAGGAGTCTCATACACAATAGCCATCGTAGCAGTTACAGCTGCCCTTGCTAGTTTCTTACCTGTTAAGTTTTGAAATTCTCCAGCCATTATAATCCCATCCAATGCATCGTGTTGTTTGTATGCAAATTAGTAATCTCATCTAAATGTGCTCTATCTAATTGAGCAAAATACAATCTTAATTGATTTTGTAGTTGGTTCTGTGCATCTTCACTATATTCCACTGTAGGAAGAGTTAGATTAGGTGCTTTTGGTTGTACAACGTGTGCCATATTATCCCCTTAATCCTGCTGGTTTAGCATCGACTCTAGTATCACCAAGTTGCCACTGTGTGCCTACAGTATCTGATGATATTTTAAAATTCATTTGTCGTCCGCGTGCTCTTACAAACACTTGATTAGTGTATTGACTTATTGTTGCAGTAGCAGTAGTTACTCCACGAGTTAATGTTGCGCCTGCTACATCAGTTGTAGAAGTAGCTGCTCCTGGAAATTTAGTAACTGCAATTGCCATATCAACAGTTGGAACTATCGTCGCTCCTGTTACAGGATTAGATGTTTCAGAAGTGGTAAAGTCTACATCTGGAATTACACGTTTAGTTAACATGTAGAATTCACCTTCATCTATATCCATAAATGCAGACTCAATATAAGAATTAATAGCATTTGGTGCTGCACCTAAAGGTTGTCCATCATTAGGGCCGTTTTCATGACTATATAAATAACCCCCTGAAGTAGCTAATGGAAATTCACTAATACCAGCATCTATCCAAGTAGTTCTATTGAGTTGACCATAATACCAAATATCGTCTCTATAATTATAAATTACGTATCGGTTAATTGTTAGAGAAGGTACTGCTCCGCCTGAACAATAGAACCATATCACTTCATTAAATTCTTTATTAGTACCACCATAAACAAGTTGTGCTTGTTCTCTATTAATATCCTCAAATACATATTTTAATAAAGGACATTTAAGTACATTAACTCGACCATCATAAATAAAGAAACTATCGGTTCCCATCCAATACATATTATTATTAACACTAGCATATGCATTAGCACCCATAATATTAGTATCGGAAGATAAAAGTTGTAACCCAAACACTTCTGCTGTACCTAAAAATTGTAATGTACTTAACGATGTGTCTGTCCATATAAGAGTTTCTTGTCTTACGTTAGCGCCAGTAACAATTCTAGAACCTTCTTTAACAAATAAGAACCCAGCTGAGTTAGCTAATTCAGGTCTCCATACTTCTGGTTTAGGCCCTATGTCTGCATTAACATCTGCAAATCTAATTAACATAGGATCAAATGCACCACCCGTATAATTTATAGCTTGGTAACTTCCTGCTGTTCCAGCGGGTGATGTAGTAGTAGCTAAAAGAGTATATGTAAAAGTGCTAGTACCGGTTACTATAATTTGATAAGTGCCTGAATACATTACAGGAGTTTGACCAAAAAGATAAACCCAATCATTAGTAGCTAATCCATGGGCGCTTCCAGTAGTTACAGTAGCGGTTGTTCCTGTACTTACAATACTTGTAATAGATATTCCTGCTGTAGAAGTTTCACTATAAGCGCTAGCACCCAAAGCTAATAAATGCCCACTTGGTGCAAACAATGTTTTTTCTGTTTTTGAGGGTACTGCAATTGCGCCTGTTAATGAACTTAACAATACTGCTCTGTTAGTAAAACTTGCACTATAAGTCCAATAGTAAATAGGTCCTTCATTATTTAAATTAAAAATAAGGTCATTATTAAAGTTGTCCATAAAAATAAGACGCACATTAACAATAGCTGGAGTAGTTGCGCCTGAACCCCAAGCTCCTCGACTCCATGTACCTGCACCCCAACCATAACCTGCTATTGAAGTATCTGTACCAATATTAATTTGAAAAGCTGCGGTAATTCCGGTACCACCACCTGTAGCAGCTGAAGTAGCTGTTCCAGCAGTTTCAATAGTAAATGTATTACCGTCAATAACTGTAACTTCAAACTCTAAATTAAGTTGTACGGCTGTAATACCACCGACTGCGACTGCACCAGTAAAAGTTACAAAGTCTCCTGTGGTAGCTCCATGACTTGCTAAAGTAACTAGAACTTGACCTTCAGTACCTGCGGTAGTATTAGTAGTAAAACAGTTGTCTGTAGAAGGAGTGGTTGAAGTAGTATAAGTTACACGGATAGGAGTAATATCATAAAGAGCAGTACCAGCACGAATATATACTTTTTTAGTAGTAGCAAGCCCCGCAATTTCTGCACCGGTATCTAAAGAATAAACAAAAAGTTTAGTAGCCTCACCTACATATCGAGTAAAAGTTTCAGCTTGCCAACCCCCTATTTTTTCAGGGTATCCATCTCTAAACCTAATCATATTACCGTCATACCATCCGCCCATTTGAGCTAGATTAGTGCGATCTCGGTTAATTCCCGGTCTAAATTTTAATTTATTAAGAGGCATTTATTTTCCTTTTGCAAGTTGGCCTCCAAAATAAAACTCTATAATCATAGTAGCCCATTGAAATATTTCATCGAACTTATATAAGCCTTTAACAGTTTCGAAAGTTGTACCACCACCAATATTAAATAAACCTAAAAAAGAGAATCCTTCTGAAGTTACAGGAATAATTGTTTCAATTCCAAATATTCCGGCTAATGGATAAATAGCTACTAAAGCTAATATTACAAACATAAGTATTCGTCTGTTCCATGCAGCCATTGGGCTTTCGTTATTAGCTTGTTCGCGTGCTAAATTAAGCTGTTCTGATTTTGCAGCCAATGCTTCAAGCATTAGTTTGTTCTGATCGTGAGCTTGTTGAGATTTAATTGCTACAAGTTTAGCAATAAACCCTAATGCGATAGGTATAAGATGAGTTAAAATTCCCATTAATTAATCTTCTTCTATCCAACTTAAAGTATCTTTATCCCCTCTTAATATATTATATAACTTCATCTTCTACTCCGATAAGTTTTATTTTTTCCATTGGGTCAACATTACCATTAAGTAATTTTGTGTCCTTTGGTATTAATCCTACTTCTTTTAAAGCACTCCATGTGTGTGGGTTACTCATTGCATTTCTCAATTTAGCTGGAGAAGGTCTACCATTTGCAATCATTTCAGCTTGTATTTCTCTACCAATAGTAACAGTAAAATCATTAGCAGCATTAGCTTCAAACATTTGTTCATCTGTATAATCTTTAATTCTTGTAGGTTCTGCTATAACATAAAGTTCTTTTAATAGTTTTTTTAAAGTTTTAATTTCCTCTTTATTAAGTTTATATGCTTCCTTTGCCGATTCTTTATGACTTTCTATTTCTAAAACTTCAGCTTTAAGTTCTAATATCTCATACTCTAAACCATCATGTTCTTTTAAATGATTTAACTTTGAAACTTTAGCTTGATATTTTAAATCTCCACATTCTTCAAGTGCAGCTGCTCTAACTCTACCCTCTAAAAATCCTTTTAATATTTTAATTTTTTCCCAAGGGGTGTTTCCCATTACTTGGTATCTATAATTAAATTCTGTATTAAGTTTTGATGCCATTTATATATCCCTTATATATTTTTATTATGTACCAATGCCAAGACCAGGTAGTTGACTTCTTGGAGTACCAACTCCTGCAGTATCTGTAGCTACTACACCTGAATTAGATACTAAATTTGATATAGAAAGTTCTCCACCACCATTACCAAAAGCAAAAATTGCTTTATCAGAGCCAAAGGTATTAGCACCAAGATGCTTTCTAGCAGTACCAACCCCTGTAGTATCTGTAGCTACAACGCCAGAACTATTAACAAGATTAGATATTGATGTGGTACTTCCAGTATCTCCATATGCAAATATAGCTTTATCAGTACCATAGCCAGCAGCTGCTAGACCTTGTCTTGCAGTACCCACTCCTGTAACATCAGCTGATATTACACCAGAGTTAGACACTAAATTTGTTACTGAAATCTTACCAGTAGTACAGTTCCCAAAACCTATAATAGCTTTATCTCCTCCATATGATGCTCCAGCTTTTTCATTAGATGCTGTTCCTACACCTGAAGAATCACTTGCAAGAGACCCTCCAGCACTTATAAGATTTATAGTATTTAAATAAGAAGACCCATCATAACCATAAGCCATTAAAGCTAAACCAGAACTTCCATAAGGAACAGCTTGTGCGGCTAGTCTTCCAGTACCAACACCTGAAGAAGCAGTTGCTATTAATCCTGTATTAGAAACTAAGTTTACATTAGATGATACGTAAGCTCCATAAGCACCACCAAATAGTAAAATACCTTGCCCAGTAGAGCCAAAGCGAGTAGCTGTTTTGTATGTTTGATGTAAACCTGCTTGTAAAATATCTGAAGCTACAATTCCAGTAGTTCCTACCTTGTTTGTTATAGTAGTAGTACCAGTACCAGCAACATTACCATTAGAGAAAAGACCCTCTGCTGCAGCACTTGGGACTGCTTCTATTACTGAAGTATTTATAGGAGTCCAACCTTGAGATGCACCAGAATAAACAATATTAACCACTTGACCATTTAGATTGTATTCAACTAAAAAAGTATCTGGTTGTCCTTGAAAGTTTAATCCATTTGAGTCTATCTGAATAGTATTAATGTTCCACGTTCTAAGATAATCTTTGAAGATAATTTGATCACCAACAGTTGCAGAAGCAGGTAAAGTAATAACACAACCATTAGATGTTGTATTAATCCAGTAACCTTCGTTAGCTACTGCTGTATGAGTTGCTCCAGTAACTATAGTTGACTGCCAAGATAAACCTCCTCCTCCTCCAAATGAACCCCATCCACTAGCTGCATATCCTTCAAATTCATCTGTTGTAGAATTGTATCTAAACATTCCTTCTGCTGGTGAACCTGGTCTTTGGACTGTAGTCCCTACTGCTTGAGTTATTGCTCCAGTACCAGAGTATATTAAATCATTTGGAATGTTAACGGTTTTTGCATTATGAGTTACTTCATCTGCCGAAGCATCACCAAGTGTAACGTTGCCTGTAGCTTCAAGAGTAGTAAATTTACCCGTACTCTCTGTTGTATTACCAATTGGTCCGGGTGAAGCAAAACGTGCTGTAAACCCTGTACCTGAAACTGCGCCCGAAGCTGCGAGTGTTGTAAATGAGCCTGTGCTAGGTGTAGCTGCTCCGATCGCAGTGCCATCAATTGAACCACCATTAATGTCTACATCACTTGAAAGAATTGTGCCACTAAGATAATCAATTGCATAATCAACATTTGTACCATCTGCATATACGCATGCTGATTTACCAGCTGGAACTAATACTCCTGTGCCAGAAGCAGTTTTAACAGTTATAGCAGTATCTGAAGCATTATTAACTATATAATTTTTTTGAAATGTATTAGCACCACCTGCAGCGGTAGTAGGTATAATTAAATTACCAACGCCCCCCGCACTTCCTGTAAGATTAAGACGTAAGTGACGAACTACTTGTGTAGCGTTAGAAGCAGTATTTAAAGTAAGTGTTGTATTTCCGGTAGTAACTGCTTGGTCTACAGTACCAACAATAGCTTCCTCCATTGCAGTACCTAAGTTAGTATTGGTTGTTGTACCCCACGTACCTGACTGTTCGCCGGTTCCTATTAGTTCTACTGACAAATTTGAATATGTTGACATTTTTTTTCCTTATCCTGTAACTATCTTTACCCAATTAGGGGTTTGATTAGTATCTATTATAACCCAATTAGGGTTGTTAATGGTAGGGGCATGCCCTGTTAATGTTAATGCGCCACTGGCGGGTTCTACTACTCTTCCGTCTAATAGTGATGGTGCTACTCCTGCTAAAGCTAATGCTCCCGCTGGGGGTAAAGCTATATCTCCTGGTATAACTAGCGGTGCTACTCCTGCTAATGTTAATGCCCCCACTCCTGGAGTAAGTATTGATGTTGCAGCTACAGTTGGTGCTGCTCCAGCTAATGTTAATGCCCCCACTCCTGGAGTTATTACTTTAGTTTCTACTACACTAGGTGCTACTCCTGCTAAAGCTAATGCCCCCACTCCTAGAGTTATAATTACACCGTCTATTACTATAGGTGCTGCTCCAGCTAATGTTAACGCTCCTACACCCGGAGTAATAACATTATTTACGACTACACTAGGTGCAACCCCACTAAGAACCAATGCTCCTACTGGTGTTGTAATTACATCCCCTTCACCCCAAGGACCAGAGCTCCAGGTATTTCGTCCCCAACCGCGAGTAGTCATTGACTACTCCTTAAGTAAGCGTAAAGATGCCGGTTGCAGCAGGTAATACTGTTAATGTATTAGGTGAAGTTACAGTAAAATTAGAACTTGACAGCTGACAAAAACATAAAAGTTTTCCTGCCGCTGCTCCAGTAGAGTTACGTATAACTGCATATTTAATATCAACTAAATTAGCTCCAGAAGCTGTAAATGCTAAACCTACTGTAGACATTGTAAATTTTTGTTGTTTAGCTGATGCTCCTACTACCCATTGACCTGTTGCTGGTACTAAACTTCGGCCACCTGTAACATATCCGCCTGCAGCTACAATTTCGTTAGTCACTGATGCATATGTGCTTAAGGTAAATGTAGAAGCGTTACTAGCTGCTTTTGCTAAAACCATTTTATATACAGCAGATGTACCTAATGTAATTGTGCCGTTTCCTATATATTTTTTGGCACTGTTATATAATTGCCATGCTGTTGCTGCCATGTTAAATCTCCTTAATATCGGTGTATGACGCACCGGTTTCTAAAATATGATGTAGTAACCCTCCATATATCTCTAACTCAAGTTCATCGCCCATCATTCTAATGAGATCAATAAACTCTTGAGCTTGTGACACCATCCAAGGATTACAGTCAAATATTTTCCCGCCCACGTTTACAGGAACTACTAACTGTCCATCATTTTCTGTTTGTTTATATGCGTGATGCTTATTTTTTTCTAAACATGAATCACATCCAAATAGATGAAACCGTTTAAAACCTAACATTCTAAATAAAGGTATAGCCCTTAATAAAACTGTAGAACCTCCTGGTATAGGGTGCCAAGTTTCATATTGTTGTGCTAATACTTCACTATGTTCTTCTGCCTGTGTATGCCAAATATAAGTTTTATCTTTTGGTAAACCGTTAAATACACTAGGATGACACTGTGATGCTATGAAATATTTACAATCTTTTACTACTGGTTGAACAAATCTAGCATTAAATTCACGAGCATCAACCATAACCATTGCAGATGGTGTTAATCCATTGTCAATACACCATTTATAAGCGCCATTAATTGTTATAAGTTTAACACCATTTGCTCTTAATTGCTTTATTTTTTCAAGCTGTCCTTCTAAAGAAGGTCCCCCTCCTACTATCATAACTTCTAAATCGTTTGTAGGATAAGGTTGAACCTGTAAAAATTCTTGTTTAATGTTATGTGTTACATTTTCTTTTAATATATCTAAGTCTGTATTTAGTTGTCCAAGATTAACTACATCTTTTCCATCTGCCCACGAACTAACATAAAACAAACATGCTCCATCAATATCTTTTGACCAATGGATAATACATTTTCTATCTCTAAACTTCTTTAACCACCACTTATAAGGAAAAACACTTAAGTGTAATTTATGTCCTACTTTTTCACCTAGCACATCATCTACAGTAGAAATAGCAAAAAATACATGTTGTGCTGCATCTAAACAATTGTCTAATACTTTATCTACATGATGAGGTCTAATATGCTCCATCACATCTGTGCAATAGCCATACGCTGCTTTAACAGGTAGTGGTTGAGATAAATCTGCTTCTATAAATCTAAGTAGATGTTTTTGTGTTTTTAACATTGGGACTATATCTGCATCTAAACAGTTAGGAGCAAAGTCTACCAATGTTACATCCATTCCTCCAAAAAACGCAAGATTTAATCCTCCACGTCCTGTGCCACAACCTAAATCTATAACACTTGATCCTGCTTTAGGTTTGGCTTGCTCTAAAAATATGTGAGCTATTTTTTCACCAGGAGAAACGTGTCTATATTCTGGCATTTCCCATACTTTTTTATATAAATCTTTTTCTAACGGTCTTTTATGTGATACTTTTACTGCCGGGGCTTTTCCAACCATCCCCTCTATTAAACCTGCCATTTTATTCCTTTCTATTCAAATCGAATAAGTGCTGTTGTTGTTGTATTTTCAGGTAGTGTAACGGTTAAAGTTTGAGAAGTAATAGTTTTTATCTCTCCAAAATCCAATACACATATACTATAATTACTAGAGCTACTATCATATATTAAAGCACCTCTAACTGAAAATGTCCCTGTCCAAGTAGTTGGAGAATCAAATGTGATATATACAACGTCAGCATCATCATCTTGTGTTACTGTTGCTCCTGTTAAAGTATTTCCTCCAGCTACATATCCTGTTCCTACTACTTCATTAGTTGTAGTATAAGCCGAAGTTGAAGCATCTAAAGTAGCATCATTAGTATATAAAGCTATTTTAAAAGTATCAGTATCAAAATCTATATCGCCAGCTAATGATTTAGCAATAAATGTGTTTGTTAATCCTTGTATTATCGCTGCCATTATGCAGGACCTCTACTACCTTTAACAGGTATTCTAGATTGTCCACTTCTATAAGAATCACGAGTATTTTTACCCTCACCTAATCCTAATAGTTCTATCATTGCTTCTTGGTATCGTTTATCTAGCATACTCATTTTCTCTGCATCGGTCATTAGGTAAGTATTCGCTTCCAACAACGACCCATAAAGTAAAGCGGTTGAGTAATTATCACCCAGCCAAGACTGACCACTAGCGGCAGTAGTAATAGATTCAGGATAAAAAAAGTAATGAAGCTCAGCACCATAACCTGTATCAGGTGTAGGACCGAGTATAAAAGTTGTATCATCAAAGACAGCATAGTATTTAGGTTTCCCATAATGTGCGACATCAGTATCAGGGAAAGATTCTCTAATAAAATTAACGTCTTTATTTAAAAGAAAAGTATATTCGTTTGTCGTATTATCAATAACAGCTAAACTATAAGTAGCTAACCAATCATCTGGTACGTTTAAGTATTTGTTACCTAAACTAATTGTACCCGTATCATTTCTTCTAAGATCAGGTAGATTAACAGAGTTAAATATTCTGTTTTCAGCTTGAGTTATAAATGTATTTACATCTACTGTAGAATATTCATTTTCTGTATAAGACTCTATCTGAGCCACTAATTCTGCGTAAGTCATTGTTTATCCTTAAGCTAATGGACCGCGAGCTTTAGTACCTTTAGTAGCTGCACCATTACCACGAGTTACTACACCAGATGTTTTAACATTTTTTTCTGGGTAACCAGCAACGTGAGGTACAGGTACGTCTTGAGGTTGTGTATATATGCCTTTAAATTTAGGCTTTCTTTCTTGATTTTCTTTAGACATTTTTTTCTCCTAAGTTATTGTTATTGTAACAGTTCCTACGGCTCCTGAACTTACTAATTTATTAGGTGTAAATTCATTAGCTGGGGGTCTAGCTCCACCTACAGGTTCCCATCCCCATTGTATATCTCTTGACCCAGTTCTGTTATTGTCATTAAAACTTTGGTCAGGTCTTGGATTCCTTACAGCTTGTGGATCATCTACAGGATACATTCCTTGTAAATTCTGTGGCTGGTCAGGGTTCCAACATTCTGGACACGCTAGTATATTTGTTTTTGTTTCTCTTACAAATAAACTTTTTAATTGCTTTAGTTTAAATTGAAATCCACAGACATCACAATCTGCAATAGCGTTCTTATTAGTAGTATATTTATTACTCATTATTTATGTTTAGCCTTAGTTCTGCCACGTACTGCAATACCATCTACTTTGCATTTACCTTTTACGCTACCACCTTTTTTAAATTCAAGTTCTCCAGTTAAAGGTGTAGTCCTTTCTTTTCGATTTTCTCGAAGGTTTTTTGCTCCTAAATTTCTCTCTTGTGCGTTTTGTTTTCTTATTTCAGCAGCTGTAAATTTTTTACTTCCTGATTTAGGTCTTTTTGCAACTATCTGTCCCGCTTCCCCCATATATGGATATTTAGTTACTTTAATACCATCTTTATTAATATAAGTTTTACCTCTTGATCTTTGGTGATCGCGCACAGCTTTTCTTTCTGCTCTAGTAAGGTCTTCTGGATTTTTTCTTAATTTATCCACTATTTTTTTTGTTAGTGGCTTTAATACTTTTTTTATTACTGATGCAACCATCTTATTTCCCCTTTAAATACTGCCTGTCTTTAATTATCATTCCACCTTCTTTGAATGTAACACCTGCTTCAATCCCGCCTCGTTTATTATCTCCTTTAGGGCCCATGCTTCCTCTGGCTCTAATAAAAGTATTTTCTGTGGGACGAATTTCTCCTTGAATACCATATCTATTTATTCCAGCTCGTGGTTTTCCTTTAGGTCCTTTATAAGCTGAACCACTTACATACGGCTCAACAAAGTAATTATCTCCTTCTAAATTTATTCCCGCTCGGATGTCTGCTCTTATTTGTGCTGCTATATCTTTAGCTGATGGTTTTTTACCACTCACTCTATATCTTCCAGAAAGTGTAGCGCCTGATTTCTTTTTCTTTTTATCAGACATAAGAACTCCTTGGTGAAATAGTTAGTGTTGCTTTTTCTCGATCTTCAGTAGAAGCGAGTAGCCACTGCTCTTCATATTCTTGTTTTAACATTGGTATTCTTGGTGCTGCTTCTGGTATCTTTATAGATAAATAGTAAGCAAGACCAGCTACCATACAAGGTAAAAATCTAAACGGTATATGCTGTGTGTTTACACCAGTACCTGCATCGTCTAATCTTTTTAAAAACCAATACACAAAGGTATAACTTGCGTCATTAGGAATAGGCCACATAGTCACTGTTGGAATTTCTGCTTGTCGATCAAGATAAATTTGTATCGGTCTGCCCGTGTCATTCTTACTTGGGATAGAGGCATAAGTAGGATTTGACACCCTAGTGATAGCTATGTCAGACTGAGTCGTTCCCGTCCCAGTTCTTATGACTTGGCTCATGAGGTCGATGGTAGTCGCGGGCAAATTATAAGTAGCTGTCCCGGCAACTAATGCAATAGATCCTTGTTCTACTGTCCATAAGTTAATTCCTCGGTTAGCCCATTCAATAGTTAGTAAGTTTAAGCTACGAGTAGCTGTTCTTAAATCATATCCTGTTCTTAACTCTGCTCCGCATCTTTCAAATGCTTCTTCAACCAGTAAGTTTAAATCTAAATTAAAGTTATGCGTATTTGTTGTAGTCATTATTATTTACCTTTAAGATATTGTCTATCTACTAAACCGCCTGCTTTCATTTTTTTAGGTTTAGTATGACCATAGCCTTTATCTTTTAATTCTAAGTGTTTAGCTTTAGTAGGCGCTTTTACAGCTTTCCCTGTTTTCTTATCATACATCATATGAGATTTAAAAACTTTTCCACCCTCTTTCATAAAGCCCATTTTGTTACGGACTGGCATAGGTAATTTACCTAAGCTTTTTTTCTTATCTTCGGGTACTGCTTTTAACATACCACCTTTTTTCATTGTCTTTCTCCTTGTAAGGGAAGCCACTCTACGTGGTTTACCCGCTGGTTGTCCAAGACTTTTCTTTTGAGCAATCCTAGACTTCTTTTGTGCTGCTGTCATTTCTCCAGATGTCTTTGGAGTTTTACTAGATACTCGTTTACTGGGTCGGCAATAAGGTGTACTGCGTCCATCACCTTTTTTTCTTCCACATGCTTTACCGGTGCTTACATCTTTCCAATCTTCTTTGAACCAACGTTTTAAAGCGGCTCCTTTAGCTGTCTTGCGGACTGCCATTATTTGCCTTTCTTTCTACATTTAGCAATAGCACCAGACGCATAAGCACTTGGAAAAACTTTATAACTTGCTTTAACTTTATGATAACACGCGTCTTTTACCGTGCCACCTTTTTTATATTTAGTAGGAAGTGCTCTTCCCATACCTCTAGACTTTATCATCTTCCTCTACCTAATCCTCTAAGTGTTTTAGCAAATCGTGCTCTTTGTCCTAATTTACCCAGAGCTTTAGCAGTAGTGTTTAATGTTTTTGCCGGAATCTTTTGTCCTTTTTTAATACCTAAAGACTTTCTTAATGACCCTGGTTTTTTAATTGCTTTCTTAATGTTTAACTTCTTTTTTTTGGTCGACATCTAGTTGTCCTTTTTTTGTTAACAGTAGAGGGGCGTGATAATACTTTACTGCAGCATTTGCTTGGTAGTATAGCCCCCATTCCACGAGAAGCCCTCATTTATTTTCTAAATCCTGTCATACTTGGACGACTCGGTCTTCTAGGTTTTTTAGCAGTATCTTTATTTTTACGCTTAGGTGGATTGGCTACCACATTTTTTCCACGTAAAGTACCTGACCTTCTTTGACTACCTAAACCTGATCCGGCTGTTGGTCCAGCTCTAAATCTTCTTTTCATTGGTGTTTCTTTTTTAACTGCTGGTTTTTTAGCTGCTGATTTTTTATCTTTTTTATTAAGTAGAGTAGAACCTGTTAATACACCGGCTATAATTGAAGCAGGAACACCATATTTTCTAAGTAGACTTTTTTTCGCTGCTTTTGATTTAGGCACTTTTTTAGCTGCTACATCTTTAACAGGTGGTTTACGTTTAGGTTTAACTTCTTCAGTTCTTCTAATAGTGCCCCTTTTCTTTGCCTCGTTTGCAGCCTTTCTACTATTTTTTGCCGAAACTCTTTTAGGGGCATTATTTTTAGCATATCTAACTGCTTCTCGTATTACTCTTGCAACCATTTCAATTCCCCTTAAACGTGACGACCGCGTGTGTGGCCTTGTTGAGCAATACCGTCTGCTCGTTTAGATGCATTACCGCGACCTTTAACAGTCCCGCCTTTTTTCATAGCTTTGCCTTTAGCTTTCATTTTAGCTGAAGAACCGCCGGTTCTTGCTAGCATACCACCTGTTGCCATAGCTCTAGATTCATCTCTACGAGATTTCATAGATTGAGATTTAGTAGCTTCTTTGCCTCTTCTCATACCTAATGACTCATCAAGTCTAGAATTAGCGCCTTGGCGTTTCATTTTAGCTGGTTTAGCTGCTTTTCCAACTCTAGGAGATCCTAAAGCTTTACCCATAGCTCTACCTCTAGCATCTGCCATCTTAGCTGGAGAACCTTTTAGTTTACCTGCTGCCATAGCACGACCTTCTTTATCAGCCATCATACCACCAGCTTTATATCCTACTTTACCACCAGCTTTTTTGTTTTTAATTTCTCTTACAACACGAGCTTTTTCATCTTTAAGATTTCTTTTGCCTTTAGCAGAATAGCCTTTTTCAGAATCAACTCTACCTAATTCTTCAAGCTCATTCATACGAGAAGTGTTACCACCTTTTCTCATTTTTTTAACTGTACCACCTTTTTTCATCATAGCGCGACCACGTGCATCCGCCATCATTCTAGGGTCATTAGCATAACGACCAGTCGCCATAGCGCGACCTTCACGATCTGCCATTCCACCCATATTCATTTTCTTTACTGCTTTTTTCATGTCTTTCTCCTTAGTGAACTCTCGTCCGATTGATTGTTTAACACCTACTTTCTTAGCAAACTTAGGGCTATTAGCCACCGCCTGCATAAACTTTCCTTGCTTCTTGCTTACAACGGGCATTTTATTTCTTAATCCTTGGGGCTGGCATTTTACTAACAGCCTCTGCAGTTAGAGCTTTCTTTCTTTCTTTTTTTGCCTTTCTGTTTGCTACTACTTTTTGAATAGTTTTAGTTTCATAAATTCTAATCCCAGTCCATAAAATAGTAAAGAGTGCAGCTAAGTGAGGAAGCCATGATAATAAAGTTCCTACCGCTGTAAATATAGACGCGAAGTCTAATAAGTGTTTCGTCGAATCATCCATGTTTAACATTTCCATCGTTTACGTGCTTGTCTAAGTCTAGAATTAGGGTCTTTAGCAGCTTTAGGAAATTTCTTAGCTTGTCCTGCACTTCTAGCACAAAATGACTTACGTCTCTTTGCATCTTTAGAACCTGCTTTTACTTTTCCTGTTACAGCTGTTTTAAGTTTACTACCTGGGTTTGCTTTCCGATAAGCTTTAACACCTTTCGTTGTCATCCCAGCTCCTGTCTTAGTCTTTCTAAAGTTACCTGACTTTACAGAAGTTTTTATCCCCATTCCTCGTTTTTTTGCTGTTGCCATTATACACAATCTCCAAGTGCCTCAAACCAACGCCTAAGTTCTTCTAGGCGTTCCTGTTGTTTGGTTGGTTTGGGTTCTTCATCCATTACTATCCACAGAATAGAGTGTAATCTGTTATGGCAGTAGCAACTACCACACCAAAGTCATTTTGTTGTTGACCTGTCAGAATACCTTGTCCAGGTAATGATAAGAATTGAGTTAGTGTAGCTCCTGCTGGTGTAGTGACATCTAGTACATTGTCAGCTATTCCAGGAGTAACTGTAGTTGGAGTTCCAGGAGTAACTGTATGAGTGTGTCGGTCTATCTTTAAACTTCCCGCTCCAGCTCCACCTAATACATAAAAGCCTTTAACTCTACAACGAGGTAAAGCTAAACTTCCTGTTGTACCTACGGAAAGAGTGCCTGCAGCGGCAGCACTAATTTCAATACTATCTATTCTTGAATAATAGTATACTGAGTTAACAGCACCAGCATTTCCGCCGGTTATTACTTCAGGATAATTAACGCTACTAGGACCATCCACAAGATTACCTACAACAGCTCCATTAATAGTAAATGTGATACCACTATCATTGCCTGCGGAAGTAAACACAAGTCTATATCCTGCGCCTTCTTTAGCGACAACAGGGTTAGTGTTAGTTAATGTTAATGCTCTAGGAAATACGCCGCCTGTAACAGTTGCTGCGGTCTTAAAAAATGTAGCAGAAGTAGATGGGTTAATCGACCAAATATCTGTTTGTTCCATATCTATCTCCTAATTAAGCTAGACGTGTATATCTATATCCTGTAGCACTACCAGGTGTTATACCATCGCCGCCGGTGAATATTAAGCTACATTTAGCTATGTCTTGTGCTGCAGTAATTGTAAGTAATCCAAATGTGGCACCTACAAGTGCGCCTAAACCAGAAACTGCTCCGCCTGCACCTAGAGTAAGTGTTACAGTATTAGCTCCGGCTGTGTTATCTACTATAAAAATAAATTCTTGTCCTGCAACAGCAGCTATTCCTGTACTTAAAAGTGCAGCAGTAGGTAATGTAATTGCAACGGCTGCGGCAGAAGTTGATGTAATTTTTCCTGTAGTTAATTGAGCTACGGTAATAGCTGCGGCGGGGGTAACATCGATTGCTACAAATGATGTTGGAATAAATCCGTTAGTTGAGGCAACGGGGCCTGAAAAAGTAGTTCTTGACATAATTGTTTCTCCATACAAAGTTAAAGCTTATCAGTCGTGTATGCGTCTGCTGGGGCAGTCTGATAAGCTGGTTTTACCCAGATAATTTATGTTACACGTTTTCATGCCATTATACAACAAAAAAGGGACCGAAGCCCCTTTAGTTTGTTGTTAATTTATGTCTCTATTTTAACAACTATTTATTCATTACGTACATAGTTACTTCAAATCCAAATCTCATTTCTGTTGCTGAAGGTGTAGTCCAAGCCATGATAGATCTCCTTTATATTAAATTTCAGCATTGCTGATAGAAGAATTATATCTATTTAATTTGTTAGTGCACTACGCATATTCATGAGTTTAATTAAAATCTGGAATTACTAGTGGTTTGCTTAACTCTATATTACGCAGGTCATCTTCAGGTAATTCATTTTTTATGTCTTCACTATAATAAGTATTAGGGTTTTCGTGTTTTTTAGGATTATCTTTAATGTCTTTCATAATTTTATCATAGTAAGACCCACTACCCTCTGCTGGTCTGCTTTCAATTTCTATACCATCTACAACTCCCTCACATTTTTTAGCAAGTGTTGCAAATTGTGGTGGTAGCTTTTTGTTATTATATCTTTTACACATTTTAATTAACTCTAATTGTTGAGCTAATTCCATGTTCTGCTGTATTAAACTTTGAGTATAATCAGTGCAATTACTTCCTAAAAACCAAGTCCATCTAACACCTATTCGTCTATCTGAACCGTCTCCATAGCCATAGTTGTTATTTGATGCACTTCCAGGATAATTATTTGAATGTGAATTATCTCTTTCGTTATAAGATGAATCTACAGAAAATTGTCCTTTGTTACATTGTTGAAACTGACCTTGAAGGTAATCGTTACGACTGTAAGCTATAGAACTATATAATGTTGTTAAGAGTGCTATAGTAGGAGTTACCGGAAATACAGCTAAAAATATAAGTATTTTAACGATTAAGGTCTTTAATATCATAAGAATGTTCTCTAACTTGGTCTGCGAGCACCCTATATAAATCTTCACCCATTCTCATAGAGGCCTCTATTTTTGCTATGTCGGCTTTAACTTCTGCTAATTCTTGC